ATCTTCAAATGTAGTTTTTAAAACTTTAGTGGTAGAATTGAAACTTTTAACAACTCCTGTATGACCACTACTTGCAAGAGTATTTGTTACAGCAAATGTTCCAGTTACATCTTTCAAAAGAAAGTTTGCAATGAATTGTCCTTCTGGAGCTTCAGTATATTTAAATCCTTGTTTTGTAATATTGACACTATCTACAACACCAATGTCATTTGTGTCTGATGTAAGAACTGCACCTGTACCAGATGTGGACGTAACAGCAATTGAAGGTAATAGAGAATATCCCTCTCCGCCATCTTTTAAGAACACTCTGGTTATCTCACCAGTGGAAACTGTACCATCTTCTAAAGCAAATGTGTCACTATCTGTACCATGACTATCTAAGGTTATCTGGTCTGTTTCTGTAATTAAAAAATGCCCTGCATTGTGACCAGAAGAATTTGTTCTATCTAACGCAAGTTTATCTCCAGCATTAGAACTAGATGAATCAGTTCCATCTAATATAAAATTAAAATTTATTATAGCACTAGTAGAACCAGCTTCTAAAACTAGATTATCACCAGCATCACTACTAGAAGAATCTGTACCATCAATTTCTAAAGAACCATCAATTACAGAAACAAATCCAGTTGCTGCTTTTGTAGAGGTTCCTGACTCTGTAGCAGTAAATGTTAAAACATCGCCCTCTCTAAAAAGAGTACCAGCATCATCAACAACAACTCGACTTACACTACCTGTCTTAATTGAACCAACTTCTGCTAAAGCTTCTCCATTACCTATTGCAGTTTGAGTATCAAGATTTAAGTCATCACCAACAGAATATAATTTACCACCATCAGTAACCGCATAACTTGTTACAATACCTCTAATTGTAAATGACATTGTAACGTCTTGTACAGTAGATGTTGCCTGTATAATTTCACCATCTGTAAAAGTGCCTACCAAAGATGCTGGATTAATTTCAAATTCAGTAATAGGCTCACCACTCTCTGCTGTAGAAAGTGCGTTAGCAACAACAGCAGTAGCACCAGAACTTTGTCCAGTTATAACTTGACCTATTATTTCACCACCAAGAGCATTAGCTCCAGGCGAACATCTTAATATTGTCTGATATCCCCAATCACCATCGGAAACTCTCATCATATATTGATTTGGATATGTTACTTCAATATTTTCATCAAGTAACATTCTCATAAAAATTTTATGGCCCTCTGAAGTTCCTTTTGCTCTATACAACTCTCGTATATTTTTGATGAGGTTTCTTTGATCTACTCCAGTTGCAAGTTCTTTTGGAATTGCGTTCATAAAAGAATCTCTTAGTTGATCTAAGAAATCATATATGGTATTATCTACGTTTGCATACTCTAAAAGTTGTTGTAGGTTCTGTACAGGGTTTGCACGATACCTTACGACTGTACCAGTTGAACCAGAGGTTCCGCCTGTAATAGTTTCACCAGTTTGAAATTGTTGTTGACCTGTTATGAACAGTCTTGGTTTTGTGGAGTTACCTAAATCATCTACAAGAATTGTTGCGGTTGCTTTAGAGGTAGAACCTGTAATTGTTTCTCCAACAATAAATTTACCAGTGGTTGCATCTGTAGCATCTTCAAGAACAACTTTATTATCATCCGAATCTAAAACAAAAGATTCTGTCTCAAGTTCCAAGAGTAGATTGTCAATAACAACACTGACACGTAATTCACCAGCCTCTAGATACTCAAAATAACTTTTAAGAAACTTAACAAATACAGGATGGTCTGCCTGAATAAAATCGGGAACTTGGCCCTCTAGAAGAGGACTGATTTTATTTGTCAGATTTGATGAATATGGACTATCAAACGGTGCCATATTAGTAGCTCGATGGTGTTACATAACTAGACGTTGTTGTTGATGCTGAAGTGGTTGTTCCAGTAGATGAGTCTCCTGTTGCAATAGTATCTACTGTTCCAATAACACTAGTATTAACAAAATCTATCTTTAGAATTTGATTACGAACAGGAATTATATCAAGTGAGTCTGGTGTAACCGTTAAACGAATAAATGTAGACGCAGCTTCATCAACATTTTCTATAGAGGTAATATTAACACTACTAATCTTAATTTCTCCACTGCTATACGTAATAGTTCCAGCAGTATTATCTTGATATTGACGAACACCAGCAACTAAAATATATCTTCGTATATTACCAGCTCCATCATCATCAAAAAATTGCACGTTAGTCGTATCACCACTTACTTTAAATCCAGTAGAAGCAAGAACTCCACCAGAGGAAGAATTGTGACCACTATGAGGATTGTAAAATTTATTATTAAGTTGAATAGTGTATGCCGTTGCTGTATTTAAAGTTGGTGCTAAATTATGAGCCAACGTAACTGTAGTGATATTACTGGTTATTGATGTATCTGTATCGTCAATTAATCCTGTTACCTTTGAATGTCTAAACGCACCATCAAACTGAGCTAAATTACTAGTGTTATAGTTTCTTAAAGTAGTATTAATTTTAGATGCTAACGATGTAGCAGTTTCAGTTGTCTTACTTGAATCAAATTGAAAAGTAATACCCAATATAATATTAGTAGTTTGTGTGTCAACAATAACTGGTGTTATAGATGCAACTGTAAAAGGACTCAGTGCAGTTATCAATGTAGATTTTTCTGTATCTGTTAGATTGTTACCAGTTGTAGATTCTATAGCAATGAATACCTTTCCATATTCAGGCGTGCTAACAACACCAAGGCTTGTATCAAACGAACCACCTTCTCCACCAAAGACTGAAACAGATTTTGTATTTGGAAAATACTGTTTTGCATATACTTTATAATCTTCTGCTGTAACGCAACGACCTTGAGATGCATAACTCAGAGGTGCGTTATATTTGATAGACTGAAGTGACTCTGGTTCTGAACCAGCAGTGGCTGCAGCAACAGTTGCAGTTGCAACATCAGATACACTTGCGATTGTTGCTGCATTTGTAAAGAGAGATGCTCCATTTGCAAGAGATTTATTTGATACAACATATGTAAGTACAACAATGTTACCATCTGAAAGAGCAGAACCTATAACACCATCACCAAAATAAATTTCAAATAATCCAGCTTCTACCTCTTGCAAATAATAAACATTACTAGATGCTGTTACTTGTGTTATATCTGTAGTTTTTATATATGTTGTTGTGGTTGAGTCAGAGGATGATGTTTGAACCTTTACCGTTAGTGTGGTAGTGTCTGCTCTATTGTCAGTTAGCAAAAATCTCTGATCAATATCAGAACTATCCACTGTATATCTCGTTGTTATAAAAGTTCCTTCATAGATATCAGTATTTGTAAATGGAATACTATTACCAGTGTTTGATTTTGTAACATCTGTGATTGTTGAAAACTTATAAGTTGTGCCATCTACCGTTGTATTAAACACCGTTCCAGCAGGCATCGTTAGAGAACTATCAGTTGTGTTTAGAGTAACATCTACAATTGCTTTGGAAGCACGAGCAGATGTTGGTGTGTATCCTAAAGTTTTTGCATGAGAAACAATACTAGACCTAATAGATGAACTATCTAGAAACATTTCATTTGCAAGCATATTTGCATTAAAACCTAGATAGTGAGTGTTGTACGCAAGAACATCCAAAAGGATATTCATACCCGAACCCTCAAAATCATAATCTGTAAATTGATCTTGAGCTTTAAGAAAAATTTTAAGGTTAGATTTTACCTCATCAAAATCAAATTCTGTAACTTCTAATCTTTTGTCATTTATTGCCATTATCGTAATACCTCTAGAAATACTGTCATGTCTACAAGTTCAGTGGGTGTATTCACAACAAAAAATTCTATAGTCACTTCGTATTCATTTCTATCTACATTTGGTAAAGCTCGAACACCAATTAATCTTGCTCTTGGTTCAAAGTTCTCTATAACATCTTCTACTTTTCTTGCTAGAACAACAGCAGTAATAGGTGTCATATTTTCAAATAACATATCTCTTATACCAGAACCTATTTCTGGATGAAATGGTTTCTCGTAAAAGTTAGTTAATACTAAATTACGAACAGACCTTTTCACTGCTTCAACATCTGTTATTTTTTCTATATCATTTGTACCGTTTTTTCTACTAAAAAATAAATCTAAATCCTTATACTGTCGAACATTTCTAGATATATCATTGTTAGCTTGTGCATCACTTAAAGCTGCATTTGATGTAATATTCGACATTATGGACTCCTGTTCTATCTATTTATAACGGATTGTATTAAGTTTTTATATGATAACACTTTGGTTTTTTCTATCAAATCCTTCTCTCACTT